GGTGCCCGAAGGGCGGATGAGGGGGATTTCTGAATGAGAGCAGCTAGTCCGGAAACCGGAACCGCCCGCTGACCCGTTTCGCCCAACCCTCGGTCAAATTGGCCTCCACCACGCCCAGATGCTCCTGCGCGTGGATAAATCGCTCCGCCGACAGCATGATCCCGCAATGGCGCGCCGCTTCCAGCCCGCCCAACCGGAACAGGACCACCTGCCCCGCCGCCATTGTGCCGGTCTCGGCGATCAGAAAGCGCTCGGCCGCATCCTCGAGGGCGCGATCATTGCCCGCCCCGCGCCAATCGGCGCGATAGGCGGGCACCGCCACCGGCTCGGCCCCGTAGAGGCTTCGCCACACGCCGCGCAGCAGGCCCAGGCAATCGCAGCCCGCCCCCAGCGTGGAGGCGCGATGCCGATAGGGCGTGCCCAGCCATTGCCGCGCCGCCGCCGCCACCATCTCCCCGTTCATGGCACCACCGCCTTGCCGTCCAGCGCGTCGCCGCGGCGCGGATGGCGCAGCAGGTAATCGCTGCCCGGCACATGCGGGAAACCCCGGAAATTGACGCTGTTGCCGAACCGGGCCTTGCAGGTGGAAAAACGCCGGTCGCAGCCCACATGCAGGGTGAGGATATCGTCCACCGCGACCCATTCCCCCACCTTGTCGGCAAAGCCGATCAGGTCGCCCTCCGGCGCCCGCCTATGGGTCAGCACCGCGTCGGTCAAACCGTCCCGCCCGCCGCTGCCCCAGCGCCCGGTGCCGAAGGCGAACCAGCCCTCCTCGAATCCCGACAGACCACTAACCAGCACCTGAAAAGGATCGATGACGGCCAGCACCGTCCCCGCGCCCTTATGCCCCGGCAGCTCCAGATTCACCCCGCATCGCCTGTCGCCGACCAGGGCATCGCAAAGCCCCTGATAGAGCCGTCCCCGCGTCACGTTCAGCGCCTGTTGCGGCGAGCGCAATTCGGCGCGGAACAGGCCGTCCTCGCGCACGATCTCCCCGATCTGGTCGACGCGCAGCAGCATTTTCTGCTCCGGCGCCGCCCAATTGACCAGCCAGGTCTCCACCCGGGCTCCGTCATAGCGGCCGAGCAGGATATCCGCCTCGGCGATGGCGGCGCTGTCCAATATGCCCAGCACCTCCCCCGTCTCCACCTGCGCCCCCAGCCGCGCCGGCACCTCGCCACCACCGAGCCCGAACGTGGGCGCACAGTCGGTGCCCTCCACCAGCAGCGCCCGGTCATGATCGGTAAAACCCAGAACGACCCCATCATTGCGAATGACGCGCCAGCAGCGCGCCGTAGTGGTTTCGCCCTGCGCCAGATGCGCGGCCAGCTCGCCCGGCACCGCTTTCATGGCAGGATCTCCAGCAGCGGGATGGACGGCGCCTCGGCCCCGTCGAAGCCGTCGAGTTCGATATCGAGCCGGTCGCTGTCGAACCGCACCGGCACGTCGAACAGGAAGCCGGCCGTGATGGTCGCGCCCATGGCCGGCGCCGCCGCGAAACCGACAATGCCGGTGGTCACGTCCACGCTCCAGCCGGAAACCAACTCGCTGCCATTGACCGCCACCCGCACGCTGCCCGAAACCGGCTTGGCGATGGGGCGCAGATAGGGATCGAAGCTGGCGCCATAGCGCTTGACCAATTGGAATTGCGTGCGCACGCCGTTACCCGTCCCGATCACCTGGTCCTGCGGCCCGGGCACAGCCCCGTCCGAGGAATGGTCCAGCCCGTCGCGCCACAGAAAGCAATGAACACGCCCGCGCCGCTCCTCGAAAAAGGCCAGCACCGCCTGCATGTCGGCCCGCGACTTGACGCCATAGCCGGCATTGTAGCGCCGCCGCGAATGCGCCCAGCGCCCATTGCGCTTCTCGCCCCCGCCCGCCAGCGTCACGATATCGGTCTTCCGCTCCGGCCCACCCCGCGCCCCCAGCGCGATATCGAGCGGAAAGCGGATGTGATGAAAGGTCATTTCTGTCTCCTGCGCCTCTATTCCTCCCCCCTCGGGGAGAGGTGGCCCGGCGAAGCCGGGTCGGTGAGGGGGATATCTCCGCTCTCGCCGAGACGTCCCCCTCATCCGCCCTTCGGGCACCTTCTCCCCGAGGGGGAGAAGAATGGAGTGCCTATGCGCCCCGCGTCCCCCGCCGCACCGCCCGCAGCAGCATGGCGCTCACCTCGGCCTCGCTGGCCGCAAAACTGCGCGCGTCGCTGGCCGTCACGTTGAACGTCACATGCACCGCCCCGCCACCGCCCCCGGCGACACCCAGCCGGCCGTCCGGCCCGCGCTGCAGCGGCATGATCGCCTCGGGCCCGGCCTCCCCGGCCAGCCCCATGCCGCGCCCCAGCGGAAAATAGCTCGGGCTGGCGATAACGCCGCCCTTGGCGAATTCGCGCACCGCCGGATTGGTGGCGGTAAAGATGTTCTCCACCAGCCCGCCGACCAGCGAGCCCAGCGGCCTGATCGCGGCTTTCAGCGCGATATCGGCGAAGGCGCGGGCAATGTCGCCCAGCACCGAGCGGAAGGATTTTCCGTCCAGCATCGCGCCGCGAAAGGCCCGGCTCATCGCGCCGGCCACGCCATCGGCGAGGTCGCGGATGCGCCGCAATTCCACCGAGACATCGCTCAGCTCGTCGCGGAATTCGTCTCCGAACAGGTCAGCGGCCATCGGGAAATTCCTCCATCAAAGCGTCGAGCCCGCGTCGGTCCAGCGGGCCGGCCCGGTCGCCCATGATGGCGCCCCAGGCCGAAGCCAGCTCGCGCGGCGTCATCTTCCAGAATGCGTCCGGGCTGAGGCGCAGCACGCCCAGCCCGAAGCGCATCGCGTCCTTCCAGGGAAAGGGGGTCATTCCGTCTCTCCGAACGTCACCCGCAGCAGCCGCACCGCGATTTCCGCCGCCCCGCGCAGCCCGCCCTCGACGCTCATCCGCGCCAGGTCGTCGTCGGACATGTCATTGCCGCCGCCGCGCAGCCCCGCGCCCAGAATGGCCGTCAGATCCCGCGCCGAAACCCGGCCCTCGGCGAAGCGTTCGGCCAGCCCGGCCAGATCCCCCGCCCCCAGCCGCGCCTCCAGCTCCGCCAGCGCCCCCAGCGTCAGGCACAGCACCCGCACCTCGCCCCCGATTTCGGCGGCGATTTCACCACGATGGATATTGGTCATTGTTTCTCTCGTTTTAAGGAAGGCCCCTCACCCGCCGGCTACGCCGTCGACCTCTCCCCCAAGGGAGAGGTCGGCCGAAGGCCGGGTGAGGGGGCCTTTCAGCTAAACCGCGCTAAACGTCACTTCCCCCGCGCTTTCCAGCGCCAGGTCGAACGTCACTTCGCCGGCGTGATCAGCCGAAAATTCCAGCGCCACGATCTGGAACGGCCCCGTCACGGTGCCGAAATGGGGCAGGATGAGCTGCCAGTTGCGGATGGTGCCGCCGAAGAACAGCGTGCGGATCGCCGCGTCCGATGCCTGGTCCTTGAAGACGCCCGATCCCGAAACCGAGGCCCGCTTGGCCCCGCCGCCCGCCAGCAATTCGCGCCAGCGCCCGGCGCTTTCCTGGTCCGTGGTATCGACGCTGGCCGCATTGAAATTGAGGCTGCGCGTGCGCAAACCCGCCACCGTCAGAAAACTCCCCGACCCGCTCTGGTCGAGTTTCAAAAGCATGTCCTTGCCGCTCTGGGCTGCCATTTATGAACTCCAAAGGTTCCACAACTGGATCGTCACCCTTGGGCCTGACCCGAGGGTTCTGCACGAAGGATCGTGGGCGAAGTGAAGGCCCCTCGGGTCAAGCCCAAGGGTGACGAACGGCGAGGGGCAAACGCGCCCTACTCGCTCAAAAACCGCAGCAGCACCGCCGCCCGCGCCTGGCCGGTCGCGTTGTCGATCGCCGTTTCGGTGCGCATATGCTCGGCATGGGTCACCACCAGGCCCGAGGGCGCCGGCAGCAATCCTACCGCCACCACCCGCTCCGCAATCTCCAGCGCCGCCTTGCGGCTGGGCTGGTCGCTCCAGCAATGCAGCAGCAATCTGTGCTCCTGTCCCGGCGCCTGGTCGGCGTCGCGCTGGCGGGCCTCGTGCCGGTCGATCACCACATAGGGCGCCTTGCGGCTGCGCGGCGGCGCGTCGAACACGCCCTCTGCCCCGATCAGCGCCACCAGCGCCGCGTCACCTTCCAGCGCCGTCACCAGCGCCGCCTGCAAGGCCGCTATGGGATGCATGGCCTACCCCGTGAAACTGGTTTCGCTGCAGGCGCAGGAGAGATAGGCCCGGCGCCCGTTGAGATCGGCCGTGCTCACCACGTCCAGATTGCGCCCGCGATAGACGATGCGGTCGCCCGGCGCGATGTCGCTGCGAAAGCGCAGCACCACGCTGTGCGATATGGCCACCGCCCGCCCATCGGCATTGGTGCCCTGCCGCCCGGTGAGGCTGCGCACCCGTGCCCAGACGCTGTTCAGCGGCACGAAAATCCGCTCATGCCCGCCCCCGCCATCGCCCAGGCTTTCGCGCCGGCGCAGCTGCACCCGATCGGTCAGCGTTCCGAAAGAAGGGATCCGCTCGCTCATAGCCGCGCCCTCTTATAGGGCGCCAGCATGCGGTCGAACCCGCCGGGCACCACGGCGCCCGAACCGGCGATCAGCACCGCGTCGCGATGCTCGTGCCAATGGGCCACCAGGCCCAGCACGGCCTGGCGGAGATCCGCCGGCACCGCCGCAGGTTCGGCGCCGAACCCGGCCAGGTAGTCGATCTCGATGCCCTGCCGGTCCTGCAATCGGGGCATGCCCGCCACATGGCGCGGCACCAGCAGCCGGTCGGGCTCGGACCCGAACTGGCCCAGGCCGATCTCGTGGCTGGCCCCGTCCCCGTCGATCGCCGAGATGGCATTGACCGAGATCAGCGGGGCGACCGGCAGTTTCACCACCCGGCTTGCCGGCCAGTCGTCGAGCACGATGCGCCAGCTCTGCGCCAGCAGCGCCCGCCCGGTCACCCCTTCCACATGCAATCGCGCCGCGCCGATCAGCGTGGTGATCAGGCCGTCTTCGGCATCGTCATCCACCTTGAGAAAAGCCTTGGCCTCGGCAAGCGAAACCGGCTCCTCGGCGGGCCCCGCCAGGAGATAGGAGGTCATTGTTCTGTTTCCTTGTTGCAGTGTGCCGAAAGGCCCCCTCACCCGCCGGCTCCGCCGTCGACCTCTCCCCCAAAGGGAGAGGTGAAGAAGAAGCCGCGCAGCGGCACCTCTCCCTTGGGGGAGAGGTCGGCCGAAGGCCGGGTGAGGGGGCCTTCGGCCGAAGCCTCACGCGCCCGGTAGAAGGCCCTCAGCTCGCGCCGAACTTCAGCAGCTTGATCGCGTCATAATCGGCCACTCCGCCGCCGACGCGCTTGGTGGTGTAGAACAGCACATAGGGCTTGGCGCTGAACGGGTCGCGCAGCACGCTCACCCCCTGGCGGTCGACGATCAGATAGCCGCGGCGGAAATCGCCTAAGGCGATGGAGAAGGAATTGGCCCCGATATTGGGCATGTCCTCCGCCTCCACCAGCGGGAAGCCCATGAAGCTGGCGCGGCCGTCGATCGAGGCCGCCGGGCGCCAGAGTTAATTGCCGTCCGCGTCCTTGAGCTTGCGCGCAACGCCCCCTGCGTCTTGCGGTTCATCAGCCAGCTGGCATTCTGCCGATAGCCGGCCTTGAGCGCATAGACCAGGTCGATCAGCACGTCCGAGGCATGGGTGCCCGGCAGCGCGCCGGACGTGCCGGTCGCCAGATAGCCGAGGCTCCCCCAGGCCCAGCTCCCCTCGGCCACCTTGGGGGCGTTGAGGAAGCCATTGGGCTTGTTGACGCCATCGCCATTGATGAAGGCCGTGGTTTCCTGCGCCGCGAAGGCGGCATTGACCTCATCGGCGATCCACTGGCCCACATCCACCGCCGCATCGTCGAGAAAGGCCGAAGTGGCCGCCGGCATGGCATAGAGTTCGGTCGTGGGATAGCTGAGCTCGGCCAGCGTCTGGCTGGTCGTGGTCGGGCGGTTGGCCGTCTCACCCACCCAGCCGGTCTGCGGACCGGTCACCGTGACCGGGCGCTTATAGACCGAGCCCGAAACCTGGCGCACGCCCGCAATGGCGCGGATGGGCGAGATATGGGTCATCAGCCGGGTGATTTCGGTCTCGATTTCGGCCGGCACCACATAGCCGCCATCGGCCGGCACGCCGATCTGCAGGGCCTTTTCCTCGCCCCGCTTCACATAGGCGGAGAAGGCTTCCTTATATTCGCCGTTCTCGATCTGGCCCTTGCCCTCGATGGCGGGGCGGGCGCGTTCGGCCCGGGCGCGATCCAGCGCCGCCTTCTGCCCGTCGAGCACGGCATTGAGCTTTTCGAGCTTGCCCTCGAGCAGGCCATCGGCCGTGCCGCGCTTTTCGATTTCATTGATGCGCTGGTCGTTGGTGCGCTTGAATTCCTCGAACGCGGTCGAGAATTCAGCGAAGAGCGCGGCAACGTCGCTCCCCGCGCCGGCCTTGGTCTCCAGGCCGTCGTCAATCCGATCCATGTCGGTATCCTTCTATCGGTTGCGGATAAGTCTGGTGGCGGCGGCGATGGCCGCGCCGGCCGAGAGGGGGGAGGCGATGCGCGCGTCCTCCATCATCGGAAAGGTCACGATGGAAATCTCGTAGAGGTCGATTTCATGCAGGCGCCGGTGTCCGGTGGCCGCCTCGCGGCTGGCCTTGATGGTCCGAAAGCCGATGGACAAGCCATCAAGCGCCCGGTTCCCGATCAGCCGCCGCAAGGCCTCGGCGCGCGGCACGCCCGGCACCAGCCGCCCGGTCACGAACAGCCCGTTTCCATCCTCGGCAAGGCTTTCCCAGGTGCCGACCGGCTCCTTAGGATCGTGCTGGAACAGCAGGCGAATGCGTCCGCGCCGTTTGGCGAGGCTCTTGGCAAAGGCCCCTGGCAGCACGATGTCACCGCCGCTGTCGAGCCGGTTGAACAGGCTGGCATAGCCGGCAAACCGCCCCTCCGCGTCGATCGGAATGGCATTCATCAACGCTTGCCCCCGCCGTTTTTGGGCGGCGCCGGCCCGCGCTGCTTGTCGGCCAGCGAGCCCGCCAGGTTCCAGGCGAATTGCCGGAACGTCTGCTGCACATGTTCCCGATTCTGCTTGTCTGCCATCGGCTTAGTCCTCTTTGCGGAACAGTCGATTCAAGGTGGCGATCTCCTGCACGAAGTCGTTGAAGTGTTGATTCACCCGAGCCATTTCGCGCAGGCTCCACACGAGCAGCGCACTGGCCCCGCTGGCCCAGAGAAACAGCGCCAGATGGGCAAGATCGCCCCGCTCGATGATGGTGGTGGTCAGGCTGTCCATGAATTCCTCCGGGCAATAAAAAAGCCCCCGGATGGGGGCCTCGAAACAGACTTTCGGATATTCCAGCTAAAGCCGCTGCCGGATCAGCTTGTGAAACTCAACCATATTGCTGCGTTCGGAAAACCCAAAATCTGCTTGCGACCGTTTCCACATTGCATGGAGTCTCGCATTTGCATCTGGTCTCGCGAGCTCTTTATCCAAAAAATCCGCAAGGTCTCTGCGTTCAGAGGCAGACAACCCGCGCACGAGATAATCGACGACAGCAGCCTCCGACTTTTCGACAAACATGAACGTGTCTTGATGAAATCGCCGGCAAAGCGCCCAGAAGCCTTCAGGTATATTCATGTCCTTAATCCGATCTCGGATAAGCGGTAACTATTCTGTAACCAGATGAGAAATTGTTATCGTGAACAATATACGCCAATTCCAGTTGTAGTTCTTAGAAATGGCTGTCACCCGCGCCATTTCCCTCAAGGCCCACACGAGCAAGGCGCTCGAACCGCTTGCCCAGAGAAACAGCGCCAGATGGGCAAGATCGCCCCGCTCGACAATGGTCGTGGTCAGGCTGTCCATAGGTTCCTCCGGGCAATAAAAAAGCCCCCGGATGGGGGCTGAAACTCACCGATTCTTGATGTTGGCGTTACAGTTTGCTTGCCGGACCAATCGAGAGCAACTGATACGGTATACAGGCTACATCAATCAGATATTGCTCACTGGCACTCCAGATGAACTTTGGCATGAACAGGAACTCAGGTGCGTGGCGTGGTTGAGCGCGGGCCCACATCTCGCCAAGCCTCTGTGGCGATACTGAGTGGCCGGAATAGCCCGGACGAAAGCCGTCCACTGTCGTGCCATCTGGATTGGTGAAACTCGACATGTAGGCCAGTCCAAAAACGTCGCCAGGTACTCTGGGCTGGAACCCTTCCCACTCCCTGATCAGGATTGGAAGCGCCTGCTGGGAGATCGAAATGTTCGTGATCTTCTGCATCACAATGGTCCATTGTATGGTCTGGCGGGCCAAGTTTGAGGGCAGAACTCAGCCGCGTCCAGTTCCCGCCCGAATTGCCGGCCCAACGCATCCACATAGATACAGTGCCGCACCAGCCCCCTGTCGCCAAGCCCCACTCTCTGCGTCCGCAATACTGCTGCCAAAGCGGTCCTAATTCGGGGCCGCTCCGGCGTCCCGCCCGAACCGATCCACTGTCCTCCCTCTGGTGTCCCCTTCGGAGCTCTCGGTTGATCTGGCCTATAGCGCCGCTCCAGAAGGGCTACGAGGACATCCAGCTTCAGCGACAGCGTCGCCAACCGGATTTCGCCGCTGAGCGCGTTGAACGCCCGCTGAGCAAACCGAGCCATCATTGCCCCCCCAAGCCCACCATCGCCCGCTTCTCCGCATCGCTCAGAAACCCCGCATTGCCCACCCGCTCCCACAGCGCCGCGCGGTCCTCGGCCAAGGCCTCGACCTTATCGAAGTCCGGCACCACCTCGGCGCCGTCGAAGGCCGGCCCCAGCCAGCCCGACAATTCCTGGGTCACCCGCACCACCAGCGGCACCAAAGTCTGCCGCCACAGCGTGCGATTGGCCTCGGCCATGTTGGCATAGGTATTGTCGCCGGGAATGCCGAGCAGCATGGGCGGCACGCCGAAGGCCAGGGCGATGTCGCGGGCCGCGGCGTTGCGCGCCTCGATGAAATCCATGTCGCGCGGGCTCATGGCCAGCGGCTTCCAGTCCAGCCCGCCATCGAGCACCATGGGCCGCCCGGCATTGGCGGCGCCGGAGAATTGTTCCTCCAGTTCCTCCTTGAGCCGGCTGAACTGGTGCTCGCTCATCTGGCCACTGCCGGCCGAATAGACCAGCGCCCCGCTGGGCCGCGCCGCATTGTCGAGCAGCGCCTTGTTCCAATGGGCCGAGGCATTGTGGATATCGAGGCTGGTCTGCGCCGCCTCCAGCGGCCCCATGCCGTAATGGTCGTCCATGGGATGGAACAAAGCCATATGCAGCACACTCGGAACCGGCAGCGTCTCCTGGCTCAGCCGCGCCGCCCGGCCTCCGGCCTTGTAATCATAGGCCAAAGGCCAGCCGTCGCGCCCGGCCACCACGCTCATCCGGTCGGGCCGCAGCACGAACAGCATCCGCACCGCCCCATCGACGATCCCCGCCTGCAGATAGGCATTGCCCGAGGTCTGCAGGAAGGCATAGATCGCCTCCAGCATTTCGGGCCCCGATTGGCGCCCATTGGGCCGGGCCAGCAGCAGGGCCAGCGGATGCTCGCTCACCGCCTTGCCGTCCACATGCACCAGAAGCGGCACCCTGTTGGCCGTCTCGGCGATCAGCCGCACGCAGCGATAGACCACCGGATTGCGCATGAAGCCCTGGTTGACCAGGCTCGCATAGCCCCGCCCGCTCCATTGCGCCGGCCCCAATTGGCTCAGCGCCAGCATGGCCTGGCCGGCCGACATCTTGGTTTCCGCCGGCGTGTTCGTCCGGCCGCCAAACAGGCGGTTGAATAGGTTCGGCATGTTGGTTTCCTCATCGCGAAGCCATCGGCTCCTGCCACCCTCCCCCTTGCGGGGAGGGAAGCGAGATAGGACTTAGCCCTTCGCTAAGTCCGTTGAATCGAACAGGAAGGGGGATTGGCGCGCTCGATTACCCGCCTGAAACCCCTCCACCGGAGGGATTGCCGCCGGCATGTCTACAAGCCGCGCACCCTTGGCCGCACTTCGTTCAGCACCAGTTCCGTCAGCGCCCAGACCAGCGCATCCACCCGGTCGGGCGAATGCCCACCGGCCTTGCCGTCCGGCCCGAAGGCGCAGAGTTCGTCTTCCAGCGCATTCAGCCCGGGCACATGCCGCACCAATCCGCGGGCATAGAGCGCCGCGGCCGGCTCGGCCCGCACCCATTTCCCCCTATTGGCATAGGCGGTCCGCACCGGCACCGAGGCGTCCACCTGCGCCAGTAATTGCCGCACCAGGTCGCCGCCCTGGTTCACTTCCACCACGATGCAATCGGCCGCATGCGCCCGATAGGCCGCCACGGCCCGCCGCGCCCAGATATCGGGCTTGATGCCCTGCAGCGTCGCGTCCTCCAGCACCACGGCGCCCTCGCCCTGCCGCCCGGCCACGATGATGCCGCAGGCATCGGCGCGCGCCGTGCCGGTCACCGGCGGGTCCACCGCCACCACGATCCGGCCATCCGGCTCGCCCTCGGCGCGCCGGAACATGCTCCGCTGCCAGAGCGCGTCCACCCGATCCTCGATCAGCTCGCCATCCAGCTCCTGGCGCCCCAGCAGCGTGCCCTGGTAGCGCGCCACCACCGCATCGAAGAAGGTCGGCGCCAGGAAGCGGAAATTGTCCCGCGTGGTCATGCGGACCACCCGCGTGTGCTCGTCGCTCACCAGGCGGCGGATCAGCTTGGTCGCGCGCGGCGTCGTCGTCGCCAATTGCCGCGGCCTGTCGCCCAGGCGCAGGCCGAATTGCAGCATGTCCCAGGCCTCTTCCGCATGCGGCCATTTGCCGATCTCGTCACACCAGGCGGCGGCAAATTGCGGCCCGCGAAACCGCTCCGGGTCGGAGGCGGTGAGGATCGTGGCCTCGACGCCATTGGGCCAGCTCAGCCGGCTCTTGCCATGCAGAGTGGGGCGTTCTTCGTCGGGATGCACGGCCAGAATGCCGCTATCGCCCCGCACCATGATCTCGACCGCCTCGCTCATGGTCTCGCCCACCAAAGCGATGGGCGAGATGCGCTTGCGCGCCAGCCGCCGCACCCATTCGGCGCCGGCCCTGGTCTTGCCCGAGCCGCGCCCGCCCATCAAAAGCCAGGT